CGATGCCGTTATACTGCTGCTGATTAATGAACTTGATGCCGTAAGAGACATTGGTCTGCGGGTCGCGGAAATAGGTCGAGTCGTCCAGCAGGACAGGGCGGTTGCCGACGAAGTCTCCCGACGGCCCGAGCGTGCGGAACAACTCCCCCGACGGCCAATTAAACACCTGATCTTGCGTGGAAAACACCGCCAGACGCTCGGTATTCCAGCTATCGACCATCTGTTGAAACGCAATAAGCGCGTCGTTTGCGGTTTCAGCGGAGGGGCTTTCACCTTCGGCCAAAACACCCAAAAGACGCAACGCGCCGTTTATGAGCGTGGCGACGGAGGACGTATTGACGTTGGATGTGGACGGAACAGTAACAGGAACGTTCTGCGCTGCGTTGAACAGCGCAATCATCTGGCCGTCCGTCCAGCTCTGCGACGACTGCGTCAGAACAGCGATAGGATCGCCCGAAGTGATGTATTCGGCGGCCCAGAACTCGATCCAGTCATCCGTATTGGCGTCCGCCGGCACGGCCTGAAACAACAGGTTCATGTCGCCTAGCTGGGCCAGAGCGGTAAAATACTGTTGTCGCGTCACGGTTGTCATACGGGCACCTGCACGGCGGCGTCAAAAAGGGTCAGCATTTGCGCGGACGTATAGCCCAGCGCCAGTTGAGTCTGAACATACAACGGATCGCCGACCTGCACCAGTTTGGCTGAGTTAAACTCTATCCAGTCAGGATAGTTCGCGTCAGCCGATACGCCCTGATAGGTCGTGTTCATTTCGGACACGTCCGCCAAAGCCGTAAAGAATTGCTGTCTGGTGACAGTAGTTATCATGCCCAACCCTTTTCACGGCATAGCGCGACGTAATCCGCCACGCTCATGTAACCTGCTTCACAAAGGGCGCGGGCCATCTCAAGGGTCATATCAGTAGGCCATGCAGTTAACAATGATGATGTCGCTGGCAGCCCATGCCGTCGCGGCTCCAGCATTGTTGTAGTTTGTCAGCGTCACAGAAGTTGTCGACGTAGCCGTCTGCTTGATGGCATGGCCCGTCGCCGGCGTTGTAATATCCGACGCAAAGCAGTTCCATCCATTTGCAGCCGTGGGCAACCCAACGACGCCGCTGGTGGCCGTGCCGCCAGTTCCGACATTAATTCTGAAAGCTGCTGTGCCGTTGCTGGCAGTTACAGATGGAGACGTTCCAAAGCCGGAAAAGATCGTCGGTGCGGTCCCACTCACAACCGTATTAGCGACGCCAAACCCGGAACTGAAAGTTTGAGCCGCCGAAAACGTCTGCGCCAGGTTAGTCTCTGCAATCGTGCCGGTATTGGCGGGTAAAGTTGCCGTCACGGTCCCAAGCGCACCTGTTGTAGGCTGCAAGGTGATTGTGCCGGAGGTAGCGTTCTTGAAAGCAACGGAGCCAACAGTCGTGCCTTCGATGCCGACAGTCAGGCCATTGTTGAACGTCGCCGAACCGCCGGATACGATAAATTTGGCGCTGTTTTCTAAACTTAATTTTATGTCTGTAGCGTCATAGCCCATATAGCCTAATCTTACGTTGTTAGGCGCATACCAAGCAATAAACCCCGGTAATGACGCGTTACCCGTAGATAACGTAACATATCCATGCGCAGAATTTGTAGGGCGCGCTATAACGTTATTAATAGCTTGAAGATCAGATGTTTTAACACCAGAAGACGATATAAGGGGGCTAAAAACAACTTCGTATGTTGGCTCAGAAAGCGTAGATGTGATAACTGGACCAGCAGACGCCTCTAGATAATTACCACCATAAGAAACTTGCTTGGCAGTGGAATTAGTTGAGAATTGAGCGCCATATAAATGGTTATTGTAGAAATACAGCCCCTCAACATTCTCAAACGTGTTTCCGGTAGACCACTGTATAGTGTTTCCGGTAAAATTTACAGAATAGTTTGTTGAGAGAAATTGAAAACTTGCCGGGGTGTAAGATGGCGTATTTTCAAAATAATTTCCGTTAACAGAAACGCCGACTGAATATTCAAATGATATGTGCCTATAGTTGGTGGAAAAATCATTTCCTGAAATAATAGCGCCGTTTGCCGACGACATTTCCAAAGCCGCTTTGCTGGCAACAATGCCGTTACCAAAAAACGAATCATTGGTTATAGACGCGCCCTTAAAGGATGCATCTGTAGATGTAATTGCCGCCGCCTTGCTATCCCGAAAAAAACTGTCATTTACCCTTGGCGCGTAGCTAGTTGTTAAAACAATGCCATTATAATAGCCACCAATATCGACACGGTTAAAATATGTTTCTTGTCGATTAACAAGTTTTATTCCTATGCTGCCCGAAGAAACATTTGTTGGATACCAAAGAGCCAAATTGTTAAAACTTAACGCGCCGGTTTTAAAAACCGCCCCCGTGCAATTAAACGTCGCCATAGGCGTAGCAGCATAATTACGTATATAGGTTCCGCCAGCGTCCCCTTGGTATGCCAAAACGTCATAGCTGTCAGAGCCGCAATTTATTTCATCTTTTGTGATGTAAATTCCGCGAGGTATATAAACTGACCCCCTCCCAGAACTAATCGTATTGGTTGCGGCTTGAATTGCGGCCCAATCAATCGTTTGCGTAAGCGAAGTCACAAATGGATAAACCGCCTGCGCAGCCGCAAGAGAGGCGTAACGCTCTGAAAGTGGATGAGTTCCACCATCACCAATTGCGCCAAAATCCTTGACGCTCGCCATTGTCTTCAACTTTGCATCTACAGTCGTCGCAACTGCGCCAGTCCCAGTCTGAGTAAACCCAAGATTGCTGGACGGCAGGTTCCACACCCCTGCGCTACTAACAGTCCCCAGATTGCTCCACGTCCCGTTAATATTCGCGCCGAACTGATAGGGCGTTACGCCCTTGTTCATCCCCCACTGCATCTGCGTGTAGGTCTGCGCGGCGCCGCCCACGACGCTGAACAGGAGGATCACAAAGGTCAAAACGCTCCCAACCATTCTGTTCGTCATAATCAGCCTCTAGGTCCATGGTAGCGATCTTCACCCCATGTTTGGGGTGGCGCAAATAGATTACAGCCATTTTTCACCTATGGTAAGGGCCAGCCGGCCCGTAGGCCGGCCGTAGAGTTAAAATCAGGAGACGGTAAACGTCAGCCTGTAGACCGGGAACGTCACCGTATTGGCGAGCGTGCCGGAGACCGTTGCGCGGATACGAATACGATCACCGGCTGCGACCACCAGATTGGCGGCCGTGCCGTTGAGCGTAAGCGAGCGCACAGTATTCGCGGCAAGCCCGGTGCCGCCCGTCGCCTTGGTCGTGTTGGCGTCGGTCGCGGCCAGCATAGCGGCCGTTCCCGCACCAGCCTGACCAAGGTTGGTGATACTGAACGTGATGAAGTTTGTGTCGTTTGCCGTCAGCGCGTCAACGCCCGAGAACAGCGCCGATGTCAGCACGCCCGCAGCCGGCGCGATCATGAAGACATCGTTTGTGCCCGCGGTAGTAACGGCAATCGTCGCGCCCTGCTGGCTAGCAGACAGGCCACTGGCAATGTTGGACGCGACCTTGGAAGTCGAATCCAGCGTGGTGCCTCCACTGATCGCTGCGCCTGAAATGGTCGTGCCACTTACAAGCTCAGGATCAGAGAAGGCAACGCCGATAGCTTTTGTATTAGGCATTGCCTTCTCCTGTGATTAGCCGAGACGGTAAAGAGTCCAGGTCGTCGCCGTCGTCTTACGCGCCCGGAATATCTGCGCCGTGCCGGCCGTGGCGGCGACCGTCATGAGCCCGACAAGCGTCCAGCCCGTGTTGGTCGTCAGAGTGATAACGCCCGACCCTGTGCCGTCTACGTTGACAACCGAGAAGTCAATCGTAACGCCCACTTTGGCCGCCGACGGGAGCGCCGTTTCCAGCGCCGACACGGTCGGAAGCTGGTAGGACGAAGCCGTGCCGGTTGGCGAGCCAAGGATCAGGCTGCTAAGAACCTGATCGCCGGTCAGCGTAGCGCCGGTCGTCAGCGTGGCGGGGGTCGGCGTGACGCGGAACAGCGCGTCCAGACCGTTGCCGGCTCCGACCTGATAACCGCCCGTGCCGGTCGAAAGAGCCGGCGTCGGGCCAAAGGATTCGAGCGGAAAAGACGCGCCCTGAGCATTGATAGGCATGATTCAGAACTCCTTGATTAGGTGATAAGAAGGGGCTTACGCCCCTCCTATTAGCCCCAAAGACGGACGGCCATCTGCGGACGAATGACGCTGTAGCCATACAGAACGTCAATACGGCAGGGCAGCCGGTCATTATTGATGTCATACTGACGAACAATACGGAGCGAGATGCCGTTGTGGACCTGACGCGACGCCATATCGACGCCCTGCGGCATGAGCAGGTCGGCGGTGGCGAACGCGATGGCGTCCTTGTGGTAGATCAGGTTCTGCGGATACTGCGTCGAAGCAGCACCGACGAACGTGACCGCCTTGCCGGACACCGGCAGCGCATTGACCGTGGCGAGCGCCTGACCGGCCGAATACATCGCCGGGACCGTGACCGAAGCGGTCGTGGAAGCCGTAACGTCCGCCAGAGCGACGAACTGATACAGCGAGCCAGTCGATTCACGGGTCTGCGGGTTGACGGCAAAGACGTTGGCGATGGTGAACACGTCACCCGCCTTGATCGTCGTCGAGCCAAGACCCGTCAGGACGACAGTCGTCGAACCTTCGGTCGTAACGGTCGCGTTGACCGTAACGGTGCCGGTGCGCGAGCCAGTCGTGAACTGCTTGATCGACTGCGACATATTCAGCTCGTCATAGCCGAGGATGCCTTCGCCGAACATGCCGTTCTTGAACTGCTTCGAGATGGCCGAGACCGGGTTGAAGAGACC